CCAAGGGTGTTATAATAATATAATTATGAATTTTACTTTTGGAATAATAAGTGATGGTAGCAATATAGATTATATTAATCAAGTTTTAGATAGTATAAAAAAACAAAATATACCAAATTATGAAATTTTAATAATTGGAAATATAGAAATTAATAGGCCAAGTACTAAAGTAATAAACTTTGATGAAACAATAAAACAAAATTGGATTACAAAGAAAAAAAATATTATTACTGAGAATGCTACCTATGAAAATATAGTTTATATGCATGATTACCTTGTACTTGATGATAATTGGTATCAAGGATACTTGAAGTATGGAAACGACTTTAAAGTTTGTATTAATAAACTTATCAATCCAGATGGATCAAGGTTTAGAGATTGGCTTGTCTGGCCCCACTCAAATAACGAAATAGATAAAATAGTATTGCCTAATAGAGAGTGTTTAATTCCGTACGATATGATTCATTTAAATAAATATCAGTATATCTCTGGAAGTTTTTGGGTAGCAAAAAAAAGTGTAATGTTAGAATTTAAACTAAATGAAGATTTAATACATGGACAAGCAGAAGATCTTGATTGGTCTTTTAAAGTAAGAGATAAATATAAATTTTCAATTAATGAATACTCTACAACTAAATTATTAAAGTTTAAAGATCCATTTTATAATATAACTAGCGAAGAAACTAATTTAAAATTAATGGAGTTAAAATGAATATAGAAGATGATATAAAAGATATACTTTTTAAAATAGGCCAAGATATCAAAATTCATAAACTTATAGATGGTAATCTTATTGTAGAAATAGATTACGACAAATATACAATTGAAATAATGGAATTAATGAAAAAGTATTTATCTAATTAGACTTATTCTTTTTACTGTACTCGCCGTATTTACCAAGAACTGCTTTAACTGTACCGTCTTTTCTTAGACGAACAATCATACCATCTTTAATCTGTATTGGATTAAATTTACGGTGAGGCTTATATTGTCCAGAGGACATTACCGCTACCACGCTTTCTTGATTGTTTCTGAATTGGATTAAAGGTATCAGAGAACAAGGCTTTATCTTTTTCTGCATTTACAATTCTACGAGACCAAGAGAAGCCTGCATCTCCACCCCACGCTAACCACATAATATATCCATTAGATGGGTTTGCTTGATTACCCCAATCCTTACCCTTCTTGTCTACTTCGTGACGTGAGAAGTATGAATACATTCTCTTAACAGTACTAAGAGATAGAGTTTCTCCTCTTGCTAATTGTCCTGCACGAGTCCATCCTACTGCAGTTCCAGCACCTTTTGCCTTACCATCTTCTTTAAATTTAATTGCTTTACGTGCTGCTGCACGAGCACCCGCTGGTGGCGAATATCCATCTGCCTTAGATACTGAATCTGTTTCATAAACAACCGTGTCATCATCTTCAAATAGATCATCTGCTTTTGCAGCAGGCACACAGTTAGGAACCATTCTTCCGCCTTCTCCTGGCTTCATTCCACGCATTACATAACCATCCCAACATGGGGCTTTCTTTTCTAAATCATCTGAGCAACAATCTGTTTTAGGGTACATCATTTCTTCCGCCATAGCAGTCTCCATATCTTTTAATTTTGGTTCTTGTGGAAGCGGATCAATTGCAATCATAAGTGACATCATGCATGCAGAATATTCTCTTGTTGCTTCCCAGAATCCATCTTTTTCTTGCTTATATAACTGAATTAATACCGCTGGATTTTCTGCCGATGCTTCAAGTGTATATTTGCCTCCAGGAATTCCAAGCATTCCTTCACGCATAACGTGTACTACCTGACCAATATGAAATTCATATTCTTCTCCATGCGAAGTCATGGCCCAGTCGCCCTCTTTTAGATTAGGCATAGCCTTGCCTATATTGCCCTCAGAGCGGTTTATAGCATAGATCTGTGCTGCAGCCTCAGAACGAGTCTTATGGCACCCCACAACCTCTCCTGTGTCCTTCATAGCGGGGTATCCAGAGCATCCTCCAGAACCTTTAGCACCTACATTATACGGCATAATACTATTATAGCACCTTATGGTATACTGGATAAAAAGGAGAAAAAAGGGTGAACAATCCTGATATTTTATTTAACTCGATAGCCAGGTGTGGTAACACCTTCTTGGTCTTTGCTTTTGGAGAGGCCATAAGACAAAATATAGACGGTGGAGAGGATACATTTTATGAAAATAGACAACTTTATTCACATAGCCATTGGCCTTTTTTGTTACGTCTTGACCCAGAGCAAACAAATACAATTCAATTTACTAACTTTAGGCATCCGTTAGAAAATATCCCAAGTTTATTCGCATTGCCACACTATAGATCTATTTGGAAACATCCAGGAATTAAGAATAAAGATGTTCTTGAGGATAGAGTTATTGAAGCAATAAGAGAATATATATTATGGACTAAAACACAAACAACTTATAATTTTTCAAACGTAATTCTTTTTGAAGACATAAAAAATGATGTTAATTTAGTTTTAAAATTTATTTTTGATAAATTAGGAATAGAATTTAAAAATAATATTGACATTGAAAAAGTAAAAAATGATCTAAGAAGTTTTGAAGATGAAAGATATTTAGATGAGAAAGAAAGATTTAATATGGGAAGACTTCCTAGAGGCTTTAGTGAAACAGAACAATATAAACAAATTCAAGAAATACTATTGAATGAAAATTGGGTTCATCATATATCCTATAAAGAAGCAGTCAATAGATACGAATATATATATAATGAAAAAAGGGCGAACTAAACTAAAGTCCGCCCAATTCTCTAATTAAGAAATTACTTTGTAGCCTTCTTTACAGGCTTCTTAATTGTTTTCATTGCTTCGTCTACAGCCTTTGCTGCAGGCAAACGTCCAAATGCTGAATCGTTTGGATTAACTGCTCTGGCTAATACTGGAATAAGCGCACCAACAAGTGCTGCCCATAGATCTTTTGGATCTGTTACTCCAGCAGTGTATAGTGCTGCTACAGCACCAACTACTGAACGTCCATAAGACGCTGCCATTGCTTTCATTTCTTTTTCTGTCATGTTTTACCTCCTAGGATACGACTTTGGTTATTACATCATAACCAAGCCATAGTCCTATTATACCAGCAACTCCAGCAAATACTGGTGGGGCGGGTACTGGTAGTTTAAATGCTGCAAATATTACTCCACAGCCAAACCCAGTCAGTACTGAAAATACTATCTCTTTCATTTCTCATTCTCCTTTATTTTATCTAGTGGCGTTGGAAGTGTTATTAATGTGCCACAATCTTTACATGTACCGTCTAAAAAGTATAGGCCTATCTCATAATCAGTAGGGTCAAATTGAACAGTTGCATTAAAAAAAACACATCCACAGTTTGGGCATTTACAAGTAGGAATTCCTCTTGCATCCATTACTCGCCCTTTGGTAAAAGATTTTTAAGTTTGACTAAGTAAGTTTCTAAACTTTTCATTACAGTCTTATACTTTAAATCTTTAGGCTGATTGCTTTTTAGATACTCTATGTTATTATCTAAAAACTTTACAAAAGACTCAATTGTTTTTTGACTTTCTTCTATATACTTGAAAGCATGCTCTCTTGAATCGGATATAAACTTAAGAAACCCATCGTTAGATGAATCTTTTTCTTCGTTTGTAGTTCTGTCTTTATCTATATGATCTTTTAATATTACTTTATCAATTTGTGATTGAAGCAAAGAAGCAATAAGATCATTATTTCTAAAGCGCAATCTTATATTCTTAAACAATAGAATAAGTATTGATGATACCAATATAAATGTTATTACTGTTTCAACGATTTGCATGTGTCACCCAATAATATTTACATGTAGAACAGCATGGCTGGTTGTATAAACTATATTTTGCATGGGCAAACTTAGCATAATAAAGAGGATCTTTATCAAACAAACTTGCTTTGTGTGTAGTAATAAGGCGCATTATTTCATTTGTATTGCTTAAAAAAGAGGGAACTGTATCTCCCCAAGAATCCCAGCATTGGTCTTTAAGTCTATTAAGATTGGCTTCATTGTTCTCTGTTTTAATACCTCGATATTTTGCCTCACGAATCATGGCTTGAACATATTGCCAAAGTCCTCGCTCATAACCTTTCCACATAAGAACTGCAGGATGATTTCTCCAACCACCTGTAGGAGACTTGCCAGATAAAACATTAAGAATTTGATAGCACTCAAGTATTTGTTTATTAAGACGCTTACTATCCAACCAACGAGCGGTTGTTACTGCATTTGTCGATGGCAAAAATGTTTGCATTAAAACTCCTCTTCATCTTCTACATCTCCAAATATATCAAAGTCCTCTACTTTTGTCAAGTGTTTGATCCAGGAAGCCAACGTGATAGAAAATAATGAAACTGCAAAAAATATCATAAATATTCTTTTTTTCATTCGTCTGCCTTTCCTATTGTTATAGTGCCACCACATCTATCGCATTTGTCATATTTTAGTCCTGTAAAAGGGCACTGTGTTATTCTGTGTTTATGTTTAATTAAAAAACAAACTATTTTTTTGCTATTCACGTTTACCACCTTCACGAACTAACAAAACTATAGATCCATTATCTTCAAGGGCCTTTTTAACTCTTACCATATATTCTACAGCACGTCTCTTATCTTCTTCAGATAGAGACATAAATGACTTTTCTGAAGCACGAACAGTGATAAAGTTATCATTATCTATTAACTCAAGGGAGAAACCTTTTGGAGCAAAATGATCAAGAGATCTAAAGGCTCTTTTCATAGCATCTGTATACATTATTTATCCTAACAGTTCAGCATAATCGGTACATATACCATATATGGTATCATAATCTACACCAGAACTCAAATCATTATCAACTAATATAGAAATTTTATCAACTTCTTTTCCAGGATAAGTCCATATATAATTATTATTTGTTAAGGTAAAGTCATCTGTCTGATGCCAAAAGAAATTAGAGTCATGATAGTGGTTAAATGCAAAATGCATTAAGGTTTTAAAATCTTTACAATGAAACCACGCTCTTGGCAATATTTTATTAAATTGATCTGGCCTAATTTCATATTGTGGCTCATCATGTCCAAACCATATCTTTTCTCCATCAAACCAAACATCTACCTCAACATCATATCCCATTTTGATAGCCTGAATTAAATAATCTGGATCATTTTCAAAATCTGGGATAGGCCCTCTGGTATTGCCACGATGTGCTATTATTTTAGTCATTAGATTTATTATATAGATAGTTTTGTAAGTCTTCTGGTGTACCTATACCCCACATATTTTTGACGGGTAAACCATAAATATGCTTACCATCTTCTATAGCCTCATTAAATACAGGACATACGTAGAACTCATTATTTACCCTGATATTTTTTGCTATCATCTGTTCTGCATATTTAACAAAATCAGATCCGTGCTTCCAATAATAAATACCTACTGTAGCATTATCACTAATAGGTTTCTTCTCTGCTACCTCAGATACGATGCCAAACTCATCCATCTTTGCATAAGACCATTTTGGATGATTAGATTTAAATATAGCCATGCCACCATCCGCATTTTTAGCATGAAGATCATATATAAACTCTCTGCTACTCCAGTCAACTATCTGATCTGAGTTAGCCATTACTAACGGGGAATCGTTATTTATAAACTCCTTTGCCAATAGGGCAGTAACGGCAGCACCTTCTGTAACCCCATCTACTTGAACAATATTACAGTTAGGGGTTATTGCATTAAGAAGATAATCAAGGCTATATTTTTCATAATGTTCTTTCTGTACTATGTATGTATATGTTGCTTTAATTGCTAAATTTTCAACTACCGCCTGGATCATAGGCTTGCCCTGAACCTCAATTAAAGGCTTTGGGAAGGCGTATCCAGCGTCAGCAAACCTACTTCCTGCTCCAGCCATAGGTATTAGGACATTGAGACTTGATTCACTCCAGGAACCTTTTGATTCTTTTAACATTTTAATTGCCCTCTCTATTTTTTGAATATTAAGATCTTTTCTATTCTTAACTTCAATTAGATTTGCCTTGCTATCTGTTGCTGCTAACTTTCCGACAACACTATCTTCAAAAATAACGACTTCATCTGCTATACATCCAAAATAAGAGATGGTCTTCCAGTATATTTCTGGATGAGGTTTTGGAAATTTTACATCTTCATTGCTTACTATGTGATCCATATACTTAATAATGCCTAACTTTGTTAAGCATTGATCAATAGTAGATCTGATACTATTGCTTGCAACTGCAACCTTTATGCCATTAGCCTTAATTAAGTTACAAATTGTAACAAGTTCTTCGTCATATTCTACAGCATTTAACATTTCTTTTGTAAATGCCTGCTTGTTATCACTAATCTCATTATAAAATATTTCTGGCAAACCTTTATGCTGTGTTAGCATCTTTAATTTTAATTTAGTTGGTAGGCCCTCATATGTTTTTTCTTGTTCATCTCTTGTAATAACATATTTATTATCTACAAGAGCAAGGGCTTTATTAAGAGCATTATAATGAATTTCTTTGCTATCTATTAATACCCCGTCTAAGTCAAAAATAATTAATTTTGTCATAATTTTATTCCATTATAATTTTTCTTAAATTGTTATTTGATTTGATAATATCTATCAAATCTTTAGAATATCTACTCCAATTTGGGACACCAAAATAACAGTTATGATTTGTATAAGATAGTGTTTGATATAAATGATGAATTGCCTCAACGCCTTCTGTAGACTTCTCATCTTCAGCCCAATTTCCAGTAATTAATCCCATAGGATATGTTGTAATAAATTCAACAACTGAAGTATTTTTTTGCATAAATAAAGCATTTGCAATACCAGAACTTGACAGCGAAACTAGAGTCTCGACCTCATTCATATAGTTTAATTGTCCAAGAAAGTCGTCTTTAAATTTATGTTCTGGAATTATTACTTCAAAGCCGTTTTCTGCCATGAACGACTCTAGGATTTCTTCATCAAAAAGCCTGTGGTCCATACTACAAGATAGACCATCTTTAATCCACTTATAATTTCTTGGCTCCATATGTTTTCTAGAAAGATATACTTTTCTAAATGGCTTTACATCTTTGTCTGTAACGTATTTTTTAAAATGATCTTTAACTAAAGCAACATTTTCTGGTGTAACACAAAATCCATCAATTACAGTAAAGTTGTTTGCATAAATAACTTCTTTATTATCATATACTTCCCACTTAACACCAATGTCTTCTAATGACTTTAACATAAATTTATAATATGCTTCATCACGATCTGGTAAAATAGACATATCATTAATTATTACCGTAGAGTTTGGTTTAGATTTTAAAACATTTAATAAATGAGAAAAGCATTCAAAAAATAAATTATATAGCCCTATATTTACCCACCAAAATATTTTATTGTCTTGTGACAACAAGGTTTCATTAGTAAATTTTTCATCTACTTTGCCGTAAAACTTTGAAATTTCTGCATTTGCTACTCTTATTTTATCTGGCTGATTAAAAAATATTTTATGAAGGCCATAGTAATCCTTAGAGTATCCTTCTCTATGATGTTGAGTATTTCTAACATCAGTAGCACTGACTTTTAGCATCTATACCTCTCCTCTAAGCAAAGGATGTAATGCTGGCGTGTTCTCAAACCTTTTAATAACATCTTCTGCTTTTCTTGTTTTATTTTGAATTGAAAAATAATTATGATTTTTTATAAAAGATATTGATATATAGAATAAATGCAATGCCTCTTCAACCATATTTTTTTTGCCAGATTCTAATGGAACAACCATAGTGTTCATTATTTCAATAACATTACTTCCTGGCTGCATAAAAGCAGAACAGGTTAATCCAGAACTTGTCATAGAGATTACTGTTTTAGTTTCATAGAAGTGATTAATTTGATCTGCAAAAGTTTTAAAATCTTCTGGAACTACAATCTCAACCCCAAATTCTTTACTTAAATACTCTTCAAGTTTATATTCATTAAACATTCTTGTATCATGATTGGTTGATGGACCACCATCCCAATCTGGAGTTTCCGTAACAAAACTGGAATAGTCTCGCTGTCCCATATGCCTTCTGCTAAGGTATATTGTTCTAAAAGGTTTTACATCTTTGTTAATAAAGTCATCTTGAAAAAATTCAAATAAATTATTAGCAGCGTTTGCAGAATTGTTATATGTTTGTTTAAAATAAAAATTATTTGCATAAACAATGTCGCCTGGATTTGTTTTTAATATTTTAAAATCTATCTTTTTCTTTGTTAAGGTATTAAACCAATGAGTTAGATATGTTTTATCAAAATCATACATAGCACTTGTGTCAAAGATAAACTGGGCATCTGGAAATTTCTTTATCATTTGTATTGCTCCACCTAGAGCATCATGTAAGAAATGATATGGTCCATTCATCAAAGAAACAAAAACCTTTATTTTATCTGAAACAAAGTTATAAGAATTAGCACGATCTGTTATATCCTTTTGATTAATCTTGGTAGGATGTAATTGAGTAAATCTTTCATAATTTTCTGGTACAAAAAACATTCCCAATCCATCAAATTTTTGATAATTGATAGGCTGATGTCCAGTATACAATACTGATGTTGCTGTCATAATATCATCCTTCCATAGTCAAAAACTGCCAAGTCTTTGCCCAACTCTGTTTATCCTTGTGGCTATTAAACTCTTTAGATATTATACCATTCTCTAAATAAATACCGCCCCAAACTCCCCATTCTTTTTGAGAAATGCCCACAGCAAAACAAATTTTTGCGACGGGACACTCAGAGCATAACTTATCTACTGCTGGTCTAATTGCTTCGTCTTCTTCATATTTATCAAAGAATATATTTGTGTCATATTCAAGACAAAGTGCGTTATCTTTCCATTTATGCTTGTTCATATCTACCAGCGATCTTTTCTGGTATATTCCAGCCATTCCTGTCTGGTACGAATCGCTTAATCATAGCCCATTTACCATTGACCAATGATCCATGCTTAGATGTTCTAGCCTTATCGCTATGATAAAAATTTACCACAGTCCATCCGTCCCAATACAAATTTTTATTGTTCCTTACGATATCTTCCATTGTTTCTAAATTTTTAATAATCATTTCATACTCCTTTAGTATCTAAAAATACCATTCTCTATGTTATTTTCTTGAGCGTCAAACACTATCCTAGAAACCTTGTCTGACTCTTGTGCAAAATATGCAAAGTAGTTTATTTCATAAATATTTTCTGTAATCCATGAAGGTGCCACCTTGTATAGTTTTATCTTTTTACCTCTAGACTTCATACCTCTTTCAGAAAGATTGACAAATTCTGTTGCCATAGCGTTAATTTTTGCAGGGCCTGCAGAATAAATATAAAAATATTTATCTTCTGGATGCATACTAGAAAGAGCAACACCCATACCTCTTAGAAAAACCTGATAGTCAGCGAAGTTGCTAGACCCCTGGATCCCTACGATCATCGTCTTGCCTTTCTGTTAGTTGGTCAATTATGAACATCATCTTGTCTAATTCTACCTTATCAAGTCCTATCATGTCAACTTGAGAAGCAGAATTTTTTATTATTTCGTCGCCCTCTACTTGTGCGGTGTAGACTGCATTGTTCTTTATCCAAAATGCTCTATCATCCATTACCAACACTCTTAAATTTGCCTGCTTTATGTGCCTGCTAGACTGAGTGTCTTTATCTTTTTTATTATTTTTTTTCATATTTCCGCCAGTCATTTTTAAAATATGAGATTGACTATATACAACTTTTTTATTAACATTGTTAGTGATATTTCTACCTTTTAGTAATAATATGGACAAGCCAATAGTGAGAAAAGATCCTAAAAAGTATTCTAGGCTTATCATAATTAAATTATACCACTACTCTATAGCAGTGATCCTTTTTAATTCTTTAAGAGAATGCTGTAATCCTTTATCAAGTTTTTCAACCTCTTTATTGTCAAAAGCCTTTTTGGTTAATCCAACTAAAGGATTTTCTAGAGTAACATCCATTGTAACGAATCCATCTGCCCACAAATCCATCATCTCTTTACTTAGAGATGTCTGCATTTCTCTATAAATAACTGGGTATTTATCTTTTAATTTTGGAGTAAAAGAATATAGCAATTCCCCATTTTCTCCGTCTACTCCAGAAATCTCAATAACTCCCTCAAGAATCATCTTGTCTATCATAGAATCACTCATTGTCATCTCCGTAAACAAGTTTTTTCAAGGCTTCTTTTGTCATTGCCCCTTGCTTTCTTGTAACCTCTTTGTTATCATTCATAACAACTGTAGTTGGAACAGAGACAACATTAAATTCAGAAGGATAGTCAGGATCTTCATCAACATCAACCTTGACAACAAAAATATCTGAATGCTCTTCAGAAAACTCTTCTAGTATGGGCTTCATTCTTTTGCATGGGGCACACCAGTCTGCTCCAAAATAAATTATCTTTATCATTTTATCAATTAACCTACCAAGTGCTTGTCTTCTGGAAGAGGCTCTGTTCCTGTATTAATAAAGTAAAACTTAGCCAATGCCTCATAACTTCTATCTGGAGGAGTGTTAGGGGCTGGATCTGGATACTTGGCAAATTCTTTATCGTTCTCATCAACTATTACAAAATGTGGTAGGCCATATGCCTCTAGAGCAATTGCCTTTTCTTTAACCCCATCCATGCTTTCTTCCATCAAAACAATGTTTTTGTTTGAACCATAATTATCCATCAACTTAAAAATATCTGCTTTTGCTGCTCTACAAAATGGGCACCAGTCAGCAACAAAAATATAAAATTTATTTCCATTCATTAGTAATCTTCTCCTTGTGTCTTGTTTTCAATTAAGCGACTTCTTTCGTCTACTATTTCTATTGCAAACTTCATCATTTTATCATACCCTACGGCATTATCCATAATCTTATTATAGTGATGCCCACAGAATAATAATTCTCCGCCCTTGCCTAAAACTTTAACATATGCCTGTGCAGCGCACCTATCACATCTATCTGTTGCATCTAAAAGCCATACCTGCTCTTCTTGCTTTTGTTTTAGCATACTAAACACAATTATACCCTTCTATTATCAGTTGTATAAAATCCAGAGCCATTGAATGTAACTCCTACATTAGAGTATACACGAACCAACTCATTATTGCAAGTATCGCATTGATACCCTGGATCATCCTCAGTCATAGACCTTGTTTTAACATATCTTTGATTGCAAGAAATACAATCGTATTCGTAAGACGGCATATATTAATTATACACTAGGCAGATTGCTGTGTCAATCTGAGATGAGTCCTTATTCTATGGCAGTTAGAACAAACAACTTCACATTTAGATATTTCTTTTAATATAGACTTCCAAGAAAATCCATCATGAATCATACGGGATACATTATATTTTTTGTCTCTAAGGTGATCAAAGTCCAAGACTATGTGATTCTTTATGCCACAATCTACACACCCGCTGGCTTCTTTAATCTCTACCAGTCTCTTTTTGAATTGTTGCTTTTGTCTACTTAACAATTCTTTGTCTGTCATAGATGATATTATTATACAGGAAAGTTTAAATCCCCCGCAGGAATTCAGGCACGAAGGCCAGGTATAAAAAGATGGTAACTAATCATCCCAAGGTCCTGCGGAGGACTACATATATTGTACTACTTAATTTTGGCTATTTGCATCTTAGCAACCTTTAAAGCATTGCCAGATATAGATGCATATCCTTCTATCTTATTACACTTAGTAACAGCAAAGGTAAAGAAATCTTTCAATACCGCTGCTTTTTCTCCAGCATTGACATATGCAACCCCATATGCAAATGTGGAAATGTTGTAAGAGTTTTTAGATGGGCTACGATAGTTTAATGTAGCAGTTCCATCTTGATTAAACTTTAAATTAGATAAGAAAGATGATGCTGCACCTATAGTTGGAGCCATAAATCTACCTGCTTCATTTTCAATTAATGCGCTTTTCATACCACGAACATATGAAACTTCATTGTATGATATTGATCCAGGCAGGGTAGACTGAGTAAATGCAACTTGAGTAGACCCATTAACTGATTGGTAATAACCTATATAGTCATTGATATTTCCTGGAAATGCTGTTGCAAATGTTTTATTTCCTGGCTTTGTCCATATTGTTGGAGCAACTGAATTAAGATATGATGTAAATACTTCTGAAGTCCCAGACCCGTCAGATCTATACACAATGGTTATTCTCAATTTTGGAAGTTTGCCAGTGTTAAGTTTTTGAATTTCTGGATCATTCCATGTTGTAATTTGTCCAGCAAATATTTTTGCTAATACTTCTTTAGATAGTTTTAGTCTTGTTTTATATTGTGGAAGATTATATACAATTGCAACTGGACCTGAAACTAAAGGCACATAAACAAAATCTTCTTTTGGTTTTGTATCGCTTATTCCATAAGGGGTATCTGATATTGCAAAGTCTACTAATTTATTATTAAAGAAATTACGACCAGCACCAGATCCGTTTGGTGTGTAGGTTAAAATATTTCCAGTTTGTTTTGCATATAAAACTCTACATTGATCAACAAAGTTAGTAGAAAATGTTGATCCAGCACCTCTAAAGGATTCGTTAGAAACAGCAGGGGATATAGAAAAAATACTAGCAAATAAAACCAGTATTAAGATAATCGACTTTGATCTCATATACACATACTATCGTTTGTTTTATGATTATTGGTTAATTACATATTAATAGACAATGAATATTGAGCAGTTTAAACACATGCTCAGGTGCTTAGTATGATCTATTGTTATTTATTTGATTTTAATTGCTTTGGGCTTATTTTCTTCGGGGATGTTTCTCTCCACAAAGACGTTAAGAATACCGTCTGCCATTTCAGCACGATCAACCTCCATATACTCTCCAAGAGCAAAGGTGCGTGTGAATTTGCGAGTCGCAATTCCTTTGTGAACCACTTCAGCATCAGTGACCTCTACGATTTCTCCCTTGATAATTAATGTTCCGTTATCTACAGAAACATCAATATCTTCTTTAGAGAATCCAGCAATAGCCAGAGATAACAAATATGTATCATCATCCAACTTTAATAAATCGTATGGTGGATATGACTTGTTGTGTGCTTCACGATGTACATTGTTAAGACGGTCCAACTCTCTGTTGAAACCAATAAAAAATGGATCCTTAAATAGATCCAATGCAAATGAACTTACCATTATTCCTCCTTGTTAAGCGAGTTCGTTTATACCCCCCTTTGGGCAGGTACATATATATTATAGCAGAGCCTTCGGTCAGGATTGAACTGACGACTTTCCGCTTACAAGGCGGATACTCTACCACTGAGTTACGAAGGCGTAGCACTAACGGGAATCGAACCCGTCTTTCCGCCGTGAAAGGGCGATGTCCTAACCGATAGACGATAGTGCCAAATTAAATATTTATAGACCTCATGTAGGTTCTATGCCTATGACAATTTGAACAAACCAATTCGCATTTTGGAATTTCTTCCAACAACTGAGACATGGTTCCATTTCTAACTATTTGATTAATACCAGACTTTTTTATACCTCTAACATGATCAAAATCTAACATGTGTGGCGGATAGGAAACATTACAATCTGGACAGACAGAATTATTTAACTTATAGTTTAAAACATATAAGTTTCTTTCGTTTCTTTTATCCTTACTTCTTTTTATGGTTATGGCTGTATTTCTTTCATACCAGGCTTTCTTTGCAGCCTTTTCCTTAGCAGGATCTTTATATGGCATATTAACTCCTTTCAAGCGATCCGTATGGAACTCGAATCCATGACCTCTACCGTGACAGGGTAGCGTTCTAACCAACTGAACTAACGGACCAACCCTTATAGTATATTACAAAGTTGTAATTAATACAAGGACCATACCAAGCAGTGAAAGATTTTTGAAGAATGAAATTCTATCCATTTGTTTGGCATTTGGATCATTAATCTGCCAATAATTATGAAATAGAATACATGTCAAAAATAAAAAGACTGCCAAGGAAATTAATGCTGCCATTTCCCAAATTCCCAGTATAAATAGAATTGGTGCTACAATTAACACTAATCCTGAAACAACTACTCCAAGTTCTGCTAAAGGCATTCCCTTAGATCTTGCATAAACAACATTTACATCTTTATACTGAAAGTGTGATCTTCCAGCATCTAAAAACAAAGCACCAAAAAGAACTTTGCCTATTATTGCTATGATTTCCATATTATCTCCTTTTGAAACATATCTGTTTCGCTGGTCTGGTAGGACTCGAACCTACGACCTAGGCATTAACAGTGCCCCGTTCTGCCAACTGAACTACAGACCAAGACTCTTGCATAACGCAGACCTACTCTTAGAAGAGCAAATTACCTTAACCTTTTTTAAGATATCAGAATTTTGCTTCTTAACAAGTTCTAGTTCTTTCATTAATGCATCTTGCTTATTAACCAATGTAGAATTTATTTTATTAGTATCTTCTATCTGATTGATTAAATCTTCTACTACATTTTTACTTTTTACATTTTCAATTTTTGTAATTGAAAGTTCTAATTTTAATGTAGCAATTTCAGACTTTAAACTATTTAACTCCTGCGAATTTGATAATGTAGAATTAGTTGTAGACTTTTTTTCTACTACTTTATTAGAATAAGAGTTTGTCTGTAAAGCCTTAATACTACTAGGTATATCTAAAATAGGTAATTGAGAATAAATTAAATCGTCTACGTAATTACTTGATGTCATTAAAGATTTCTTTATTTCATCAAAAGTTGCATTTGGCTTTACTTGTTTTAAAATAGCAACAGCACCTGCAACTACTGGTGCAGCAGAAGATGTTCCTCCGCCAATCCAATAGCCATCTGAATTAGCACTAGCCCCTAAAACTGTTGCTGGCGCAATGACAGAGATCTCTTTAGATATATCAGAGTAAGATTCTATAGATCCACTTTCATTTGTAGCACCCACGGCAATTGCATGCTCGTTACATGCTGGAAACATTATCTTAGTAAATCCGCCATTATTACCAGCAGCAGCAATAAATGGAATATTGTTATCCCTTAACTTTTTAAGTCTTTGCGAGATATCGGTTATATTAGGGCAATAGTTAGGATTATTTCTATCACCTAAAGAACCAAGACCAAAACTTCCGTTAACAGCAGCAATGTTATATTTATCCTTAATTGACAAAATCCAATCAAGTGCTAAAAGAATTCCCTCGTGATGTCCTGAATTATTATTTATAGAAATTAATTTAGCATCTGGAGCAATTCCTCCTGGGAAAATACCAGGTAACTTATTTCCAGCAGCAATAGATCCTACTAAAGTTCCGTGTTCTAAAGTTCTACCAGATGGCTCTTTGACTGCTGCACCAGCAGCAACTCCAGACTTCTTATAATATTCGCCACACTTTTCTCTTGATGAACAATATCCATCAATTACACGATCTTTAAAGGCTGGACTAGAAAGCAAAAATCCATCATCAATAATAACTATGACCTGACCTTTGCCTGTATATCCCATCTTATGCGCTTCTGGCAATCCAATCAAAGCATGAGACCTATTTGTTTTTTCAATTTGTGATTGATCAACAACGGGCTGATTTGCATATGACGGAATTACATTTAATCCAACTAATGCAATTAAAACAACAATAATTTTTTTCATGAAATAAATATCCTTAGTACGTGCTCGCATGGGTCGCCTCCTGCTTCCCATTCTTCTAACTCTTCTTCACTCATATATTGCATGCCACCATCGTGCGTGTGGCAATAAGGTTCGCTTATCCAGCCTCTCTCGATACCGTTAGATAACCAGATGCCAAATTCCTGCTCCTCTGGAGACAGATCTTCCATACCCATATGATTCATATAATTAGTATACCCTTAAATGCTTAGGATGTCAACTGGACCTTTGCAAGATGTTGAATGAGCAATAGCAGCATTAACCGCAGTTACTGCTCTTTTTCTTGCATCTTTTTGTTTTTGTGTAGAATATAATGAGCCTAATGCTAAATCTCCTCCAGATCCCATTGCTAAATAATCTTGTTCGTATTGCGTCAATGACATATCTGCTGCATTGTGTTCATATATTTTTCCACGCACACAAATAATCATTCCAAAGTCTGACGAAGAAGATGTATCAACCCACCATCCTTCATAAAAGTTACGTAATGCTTTTAAAAATTTACTATACATAAACTTATCAATGCTGCCACGACCCTCATAGACTGGCGGTACAAATAAATGTCTTATTCTATCGCCATCCATAGATCCAGCATATCCAAACATATAACCTTCTTTTTTCCATATCTTAGGACTAGAAGATATATTTATTGTATTTTCATCTGATATTGCACGATCTCCAGCCATCCATATTTTATTATTTATTTTATCACGAACAACTGCAATGCAAGTCATATTATGCCTCTCTGTGGTCTATATAAAGTATAGCACTAGAAGTATGTTGTTGTCAATTATTTAATTGATTGTCCACATGTTGGACACTTCTTAGATTCAGGATTAGGATTAGCACTTGCTTCTGCTACCTTTCCTGCGCTTTTGAATTTAGGACGACCAAACCCTACTATAGAAATTTGTACACCCTTTTTATTCTTCTTGTAGGCACGAAGTTTCTTTACGACTTCCCCACCATTACGTTGAGATTTTTTTGGGTCTCCTGATGTATTTCCTTCTATGCACCATACAGTTCCATCTTCATTATCTTTAATAACAATACCAACATGGCTAATTCTATCTACACCGTCGCCAGGAAAATCAAAGTATGCAATGTCGCCTGGATCTGGATCTGCAATTTGTGCATCTAGCCATTTTCCAGACTTCTTAAATGCTGCTGCACCGCCTGGAGTATAAACAGTATTAGGAACTTTAACTCCTGCTTTATCAGCACACCACATTACGAAAGATCCGCACCATGGTTGGAAGTTAGCCTTAGTAAAAGCACCATACTTGGTCTCATTATCTTTAGGGCCTTCAATATAGCCAATTTCTTCTTTGGCTATTTCAATTAACTTTTCTGCTGTTCCCATTTCTGCCATGATTAATCCTTATCCCACTCTTCATCAATTTCTTGTTCTTCTGGCATTTGTGAATTATCTTTACCAGCAGGAACTTCTTCTTCAACTACCGCTTCAGTTGCAGGGACTTCTTCTGTTGTAGTTTCAAAACTAACTGGCGCTACTTCATTTCCGCCACTCTTTCCAATAAGTAAACCAGCGAGGGTACCAGTAATAAATGTAGCAACACTACCAAGTACATTAAAGAACATCTTATCATTTTCAGATTGTGCATTTACTGGTTGTGTTACAAATATAAGAGCATATAGAATGCCCATTGCTGTAAAAAATAGAATCGCACCTAATGTTATTCCAAGAATAAACTTTAGTCGTGCATCCAGTTCTGCTGGAGTGTACTTAATTTTCTGTGACACTTTAGTTTCCTTCCGATACTTCATCAACCATGTCGTTGATGTCATCCACATTCTCTGGCGCTGGTGCGTCATTTGTCTCTTCTATTATATCAGAAGTTATCTCTTCTGTAGTATCTTGCGATATTTTTTCTTCAGAAGTTGGGTCGAATCCTAATAAATCTGTTGTACATTGTCCAGTTACCTCGCATAAAGGAGGCACACATTCTTTAGTACCAAAATTTGCTGGGTCTTGACATGGATATCTATAATGTCCATCATACCCGCATGCTGTCAAACCAAGAGCAATAAAAATAGCAGAAATAACAGAAATAACAATCTTCATATTGCCATTATACTATTCTTTTTCTTCACGAAGCGGGATGGTGATAAGCCATAGGGCTATTGATATTAATGTGGCTACCCCCACTACCTGCTGGGCGGTACCTGTAAGGGTAAGCCAAGCAATAAAAAAGCCAAGGATGGTAAATATTTGGGCTATGCTCTCAATAATGGCAGATTTAAACCACTTTAAGAGTCCTCTAACTACCTTCTTAATCATGTTCATATTATAACCTCCTTAGTGACATAACTGAACTAACTATATTAGATACTATAATTACTGGAATAACCACTTCTTGAACCTTTTCTCTTTGGTCATCCGTCATATCTTTACCCCATTCTGATGGGTCTAAAACCTTTTCAAGATCTACATTTAAAATTGCACCAATTGGATCTGCTAAAAATTGATCTGTCTGAATCTCAGTAATAGCGTCTGCTAATGTATATGGCATTGGAGCATCTACATTTTCTGCAGCCTTTTCTTCAAATGTTATTATTGCTACAGCAATAGCCAAATTTTCTTTTGCAGTTTCTCCAAGTTTAAGAATATCATCTACACTAACTCCAAAACCTTTAGCAACTTCTATCTTTGCCTCTGTAGATAAGGCAGATAAGGTTTGTCCAACAGCATACATTTGTTCTTTATTTAATTCAATAACTTTATTATCCTTACTTGTTAGGTTTGATATTACTCTTGAAAGATCTTCTGCAGTACCCTGACCTTTTTCTGGTATTAGTTCTTCTATGTTACTATTGTCTGGTGATGGTTCTTCAGAAGGTTCGGCAGGAGTTGGCTCTGGTTCAGGAGTTGGCTCTGGATCTGTATCCGTTGGCTGAGGTGAAGGTTCTGGTGAAGGCTCAGGAGTGGGCGAAGGCTCAGGGGATGGAGTTGGCTCTGGTTCATCAGTTGTATCAGGGCTTGGAGAAGGACTGGGTTCTTCTGGTTCAGTGGGTTCAGGAGTTGGCTCAGGAGTAGGAGTTGCCTCTTCCGTAGGTTCTGGAGTGGGCTCTGGGGTAGGCTCTGGAGTAGGCTCTGGGGTAGGCTCTGGAGTAGGCTCTGGGGTAGGCTCTGGGGTAGGCTCTGGGGTAGGCTCTGGGGTAGGCTCTGGAGTAGGCTCTGGGGTAGGCTCTGGGGTAGGCTCTGGGGTAGGGCTAGGTCCTGGACTGGGTTCTGGTGTAGGTTCTGGAGTGGGCTCTGGGGTAGGCTCTGGGGTAGGCTCTGGCGTTGGTTCAGGGGTAGGCTCTGGCGTTGATTCAGGGGTAGGCTCTGGCGTTGATTCAGGGGTAGGTTCTGGCGTTGATTCAGGGGTAGGTTCTGGCGTTGATTCAGGGGTAGGTTCTGGCGTAGGCTCTGGGGTTGGTTCAGGTGTGGGTTCAGGCGTAGGCTCTGGGGTTGGTTCAGGTGTGGGTTCAGGCGTAGGCTCTGGGGTTGGTTCAGGTGTGGGTTCAGGCGTAGGCTCTGGGGTTGGTTCAGGTGTGGGTGTGGGTGTGGGTTCTGGGGTTAGTTTGGGTTGAGGCTGATTAGCAAGAGCAGCAGCAATGGCTGCAGCAATTCTTTGAGTTTCCTCAAATTGCCATCTTTGTTCATATTCATACCTTGCATTATTAATAGCAGTTTGTAAATCTAATATGGCCTGATTATATGCCTCTTCAGAATTTTGTTTAAGAATTAATGCATTTGCTGTATTTGATACAGCATTATTGTGCATAGTAGTTTTAGTAGAAAGTGTTTGATTATATGTAGTTAAAGTTGAATTGGCTGAATTATATATACTTACTTTTGTATTGTAATCTTGTTGAGCCAAAAACTGAGCCTCTTGAGCAGCAATAAGTTCTGGTGCTATAATTGGTATTTCTGTGGACAATACAGAACTAGGAATTACCTGCCATCCATTACCAATATTCCATTGTAAAGATCCGTTGGCCCCTCCTCCATTTTCATACCACCAAACTTCAATTGGAACCCATTCATTACTATCCATATAAAAGCCATTTGGCAATCCGCATTGTCCGCCACGATCTACCCAATTATTAATTACAGTTAGTCCGTTAATAACTAAAACCATACCATCATCACCACAAGTTCTAAACTGTGGAGTCCAATGCTGTGTTTGTTTTATGTACCCAGTCCATCTAATTTGATAATCATCATATAATCCTGCGGGGCCTCCAGTTCCAAAATTAAAATTTATTGTAGACCAAGGACCCATTGACATAGGCTGTTGACCGCATCCAAAAGGAGGGGATACATTATAATCATTCCAATATGTATAACAATCATATAAAAATGCATTAAGTCCAGGCTGTCCTGTTATTGGGTATTGAGATTGTACTGAAGCAAGATTTATATTTGCTATATCTAAAACATCTTGTGCATTATTTTTATTTTGCAGAGCCAAATCAGTAGTTACCGTTTGTCCATCTACCACAGATTGTGCTAATATTTTTTCTTCAAGTGCCGTTTCTTCTGCCGTAACTGTATTATTGTAGGATTCTAATATACTATCTTTATTTTCTTTTGACTCTACCGCTTCATCATACTTATCTTCTGCAATACTTATAAATTCTTGCGTTGGACCCTTATATACTAAATTATTAATATCTTGATTAAGTTGTTGTATATCTGCATAAGCCTTAGTAAGGGGGTCAGACTGGGCCTGTGAAACGCCCATAAATAACCATCCAAAGGCTAATATTATCACTAGGGGTATTCTTAATAATGCGTTTTTAATTTCCCTTCTCCCTTGTGCATTATTACACAAAGTTATTATATCATTTAATTAAATAAGAAAAGAGCGGGAGCATATGCATCCCGCTCAAATCTTAAGATATTAGATTACTTAATTAAAGCAACCTTTGCAGAAGGATTCTTCTTATTCCACTTCTTAGCGAGTGCATTGAAAGCCTTCTTGACTGCATCTAAAGCATTAGCATTGTCTGCCTTTACCTTTGCAAGTTCAGCAGCATGGGCAGCATCTTTATCTGCAAGAGCCTTATCAGATGCAGCCTTAGCAGCAGCAGCATCGGCAATAGCCTTTACTGTTGCAGCATTAGCATCAGCAATAGCCTTATCGGAAGCAATCTTTGCATCCGCAATAGCCTTTGTTGCAGCATCCTTCATGTCATTTATAACTTTTTCAGTAGCAGTTTTCAACTGTGCAATTTCTACATCAGCAGCAGCCTTAACTGAAGCAGTTTCAGCCTTTCCAGCCGAAACTACCTTTGCAAGTTCTACATCAAACGCAGCCTGCAGATCTGCCTTAGCAGAGTTAACTGCAGTATTTAATGCCTTGTCTGCATCAGCCTTTGCCTTTTCAGTAGCAAGAGCAGCCTTTGCATCGGCAGCAGCAAGAGCGTCAGCAAGTGCCTTATCTGCAACAGCCTTAGCAATTACTGCTGCAGCATCGGAAGCAGCCTTAGCGTCAGCAAGTGCCTTATCTGTAGCAGCCTTAGCAGCAGCAAGTGCAGCAGCAGCCTCGGCAGTAGCCTTAGCGAGTGTAGCATCAGCAGTTTTCTTTGCATCTAATGCAGCAGCCAATAGAGCATTTGCATCTGCAATAGCCTTATCTGAGGCAACCTTATCAGCAGCACGAGCAGCCTTCTCAGCAGCAAGTGCAGCGTCTGCAGTTACCTTATCAGCAGCACGAGCAGCCTTCTCAGCAGCAAGTGCAGCGTCTGCAGTTACCTTATCAGCAGCA